CAACCGACGCATGCCCACCATCGACGACCTGATCACCTCCATCGAAGTGGAGATGGAACAGACCAAGAAGCGGTACGAACGGGCCACCGCCGAGGTCCAGACCATCCTCGCCAAGGCCAAGGCTGACGGCCGGGCCAACCTGTCCGACGAGGAGGACGCCGACTGCGAGACGGCGTTCAAGACCCGCGACAAGGCCAAGGTCGACATCAAGGGGATCGAGAACAAGCTCGCCCGCGCCCGGAAGGTGAAGGCCGAGGAGGCCGACGTCGAGCTCGGCCTGCTGGAGCGCAAGGCCGATCCGGTCACCGCCGACGGCCGCAAGCCGGCCTACGACCGGGTGATGCGGGTTGGGCAGGAGGAGCGGACCTACCACAAGGGCAACACCCGCAAGGGCGGCCCGTTCATCCGTGACGTCATCAAGCAGTTCCTGTACCGGGACATTGAGGCCGAGCAGCGGCTCCTTCGGCACATGCAGGAGGAGCGAGTCGAACGCGGCGAGTACCTGGAGCGGGCGGCCGGCACCGGTGCATTCGCCGGTTTGACGGTGCCGCAGTATCTGACCGACATGTACGCCCCGGCGGTGGCGAACCTGCGGCCGTTCGCCGACGTCTGCAACCACCACGACCTGCCCCCGGACGGGATGACCGTCAACATCTCCCGGATCACCACCGCGACCGGTGTGGCCGTGCAGGCGTCGGAGAACTCGGCGGTGCAGGAAACCAACATCGACGACACGCTGCTCACCGAGAACGTGCAGACCGCCGCCGGGCAGCAGACCCTGTCCCGGCAGGCCATCGACCGGGGTACCGGCGTGGAAGAGATCGTCATGGACGACCTGTTCCGCCGGTACGCGACCGCGCTGGACTCCACCCTGGTCACCCAGGCCACCACCGGCCTGGACGCGGTCGCCGCGACGCAGACGTACACCGACGCCACCCCGACCACGGCGAAGATCTACTCGCAGATCATCGGCGCGGCGGCCACCGTCGAGGGCACGCTGCTCGGGTTCGCGTTGCCGGACATCGCGGTCATGCACTCCCGCCGCTGGTACTCGATGCTGTCGGCGGTCGGCCCCAACTGGCCGATGATCTACACGCCGAGCTCCCAGGTGCCGGTGAACGCCACCGGCGCGCAATTGTCGGAGACCTACGGCAAGGGCGTCCGCGGCGTTCTGCAGAACGGCCTGTCCGTGGTCGTGGACAACAACGTGGCGGTCAACCAGGGCACCGGCACCAACCAGGACCGCATCTACGTCGCCCCGTCCCAGGAGTGCCACCTGTGGGAGGACCCTCAGGCCCCGGTGTTCATTCGCGCTGAGCAGCCGGCCGCCGCGAACCTGGGTGTCCTGCTCGTCCTGTACGGGTACTTCGCCTACACATTCCGGCGGTACGGGTCGGGTGCGATGGTGAAGCTCGACGGTACCGGCCTCGGCCCCCCGACGTTCCTCGGTACCTGAGCCGGTGTTCCCCGCCGAGGCCATCGCGGAACAGGCAGTGGTCCGGTGGGGGGCGCAGCAGAAACCGGCGGAACTTGCCGGCCTACTCGGTCTGGTCGGACCGGCGGATGTCGTTGTCGAGGTCGGCTGCGACCGCGGCGGCATGCTCTGGGCGTTCCGGCAGGTCACCCCGCACGTATATGGGGTGACCTTGCCGGGCGGCTGGTTCGGGACCGGCGGCACGTTGGCGACCTACGGCGCCAGCATCGTAATCGGCGACTCCCACGATCCGGCTACTTTCGCCGCGCTGATTCGCCGTCTCGGTGGACAGGCGGTAGATCTGCTGTTCATCGATGCCGATCACCGTTACGAGGCCGTCGCTGCTGATTTCGAGATCTACGCGCCGTTAGTCCGGTCATCCGGGCTGGTCGCGTTGCACGACATCTGCGAGCACCCACCGATCGAGGTCCCCGGTCACGGCCTGGTGGAGGTCGGGGTATCCCGGCTGTGGCGGGAGCTGATCCCGCGGTATCGCAGCCGGGAGATCATCGCCGAACCAACCGACTGGGGCGGGATCGGGCTGCTGGAGATGCCGTGAGGCTGCTCCGGTCCTGGCCGCGCCGGGTTCCTGAAGGCCGCGCCTACGTGGCCGACGGCATCGAGCGGCTGGTCATCGACAACTGCCACTATGGCCCGCTGGCGCAGATCGCCGACGACGTTCTTCTGCTCGAATGGGATGTGGCGGTCGGCCGGGAAGAGTTGGAGACGTTCGCCCGGCGAGCACAACGGACCCCAGGCCGGGTGCTGGTCGCGCCATACCGGATCTACTATTGGACATTGTCGGAACCGGTATGGGCGCATCGACGCTGGGATGGCACCGGAACTGGGACCACGGTCCCGCAGGGCGCGAAACCGGTTGCTACGGGCGACCCGTTTTGCAATCTGTTCGGCCTCGGCCTGGTATATCTACCCCGGGCGCTGGTGGCCGGCTACTTCCGGGACGGGTTTGCCGCACATTTCGGAGATGTTGAGTTCTCGATGTGGCATCATTGGCGGGTCGCTGAAGAAGTGCCGATTGCCTGGGAATGTCCCGCCGTGCACCTGAATTATGACCTGCCAGCGACTCTGGGGGACTGAATGGCCACGGTCAATGCGCTCGGTGCCGGTAGTGCCGCGAACCTGTCCACCGGGCAGACCGGCAACGGCATATCGACGAATATCGTGGCCCGCCGGTCAGATCCGAATGCGCTGCGGCCGGCGCTGCTGCGGGTTGTCACCACAGGTGCGGGACTGACCTGTACCTATCTGGTCGAGGGTTCGCCGGATGGTCTGTCGTGGTTCCCGTTGCCGATGCAGGACATCACCGCCGCGGGTGCGCCGGGGACGCTGACCTCGGCCACGTTCACGATTACCTCGGCGACGACGACATGGAAGCTGCTGCCGGTCGATGCGCCGTGGACGTACATCCGGGTGACGTACTCCGCCAACACCAACACCACGAACGCCACGGACGTGTTCATCTACTGAGGAGAGCCATGGCTGACGACGATCTTCCCTATCAGCTCGTCCCGCAGATCGAGCAGCTCCGCCGGGAGCGGGAGAACGCCGTCGCGTACGGCATGACCGACCGGGTGGAGGCTGTGGACAAGCAGCTCAGGGCGTTGGGCGTGGCCGGTGGGAAGCGGAAGGCTGCGGCGGAGGAATCCGGCGACGAGTCGGAGGCGCGGCGGGCGCAGCCGCAGGGCCGAACCGCACGACCGGGACGTCAGCAGACCGATCAGTCATCCAAGGAAACGAGCTGATGGCTCCCGGCGACAGAAGCTCCGAGCCGGCGCCTACCGTGGTGGTGCCCGCTCCGGTGCAGTGGCGGATCGACACCGGCAACGCGCCTGACGGACAGCCTCTGTGCAACCTGGTCCTGATGCAGGGGCAGCTCACGGCGACGTTGCTGCTGTTGCCCGCGGACATGGCCAGGATGGCGCAGCAGATGGCCGATGAGGCGCGGCAGGCCGGCACCGGGCTGATCCTGCCGGGTGCGGTACTAACCAATGGGCATGGGAAGGTGGGCTGAGCCGTGGCGCTCGGTAGGGTTTACACGATCGACTCCGGTCTCGTCACGGTGGCCACCACAACTCAGACGTGCATCCTGGTGGGTACCACGACGGCGGTGCAGACGTTCTACGTGGAGGCGCTGCGGATCGGTATCCATTCCGGCGCCGGCGTGTCATATCCGGCGAACGGGTCGGTGATGGCGCAGATGCTGCGTTCGACGGGTACCGCCACCGGTGGCGGTACGGCCACGAAGAACCCGGCGAACACCGGGGACGTGGCGGCGCAGTCGGCGTGGCTGTCCGGGTCCACGGCGATCGCTGGCTTGACCGCGACTGCGGTGGAGCCGTGGGGGCAGGAGCTGCCGTTCACCGCGGGCAGCAACTGGGGGGAGTGGTGGACTCCTGGCGCCGAGGTGCAGTGTCCGATCTCGTCGAACCTGGCGTTGTGGGTGACGTGCTCGAGCGCCGGCACGGCGACGCAGTTCAAGGCCCAGTTGGTCATCTCCGAGTGATGGTGGGTAGGTCGAATGGGCAACAGTACCTGGGTGAATACCCTCGACCCGTTCCCGACAGCAGTCGGCGCGCAGTTCACCACGTTCACCACGAACCAGGACATCA